GGGCAATCTGTCAGCATCAGTTTAGGCGACTATCTGCAACCCGACCTGTTAACACGTATGCAGGCGGCGCAAATAGCTATAGACGCAGGAATTAAAACACCGGAGGAAGTAAGAGCCGAGGAGGGGCTAACATGAGCAACAATATTATTGAACGGACGCTTTCACCTGACACGCTGGAAATACGCGAAACGCAGGAAGGCCGGAGGGTTTGCGGTATAGCCGCGCCGTTCGGTTCGTCCTATGATGCGGGTGATTTCGTCGAAACTTTCCTACCCGGATCGTTTAACAAAACGATCAGCGAACGAGGCGAGAAAGTCCCACTATTAGAAGCGCACCGACGCGACGCGATGCCGTTAGGGCGAGCAACACGAATGGAGGAAACCAGCGACGGTTTATACGCTGAATTTCTTATTTCTAAAACGTCACGCGGGGAAGAAGCCCTACAGTTGACACGCGACGGGGTTATGCACAGCTTCAGCGTCGGGTTTTCCCCAGTACGGGATAAACGAGCGACAACAAAAGACGGGCGACCCATGATCCAACGACAAGAAGTCAAATTGCATCACGTCGGTTTAATTTCAGAAGTCCCCGCGTACACAGACGCTAAAGTTTTAGCCATCAGGGAATTTGACCCCGACGACGAAGAATGCGCCCCCCGTTTGTCTATATGGCGGGCGAAACTTTTAATACCCACAACTTAACCAACTAAACTGCTATATTGTAAACACCGCGCCGATTCGCGCCGCCAGTCGTGCTGGCACCCGACATTCACCCGGTGACATAAGCACAAACACGAAAGGCAAATAATGAAACTGCTAGAACAGCTTGTTTCAGAACGCGAAGATGTGTCCAAAACCATGACTGGTATTGTTGACACCGCCGCTGAAGAGACACGCGACCTTACAGAAAGTGAAGAAACGAACCTATCGGAACTTCACGCGCAAGCTGAAAAGCTTGATGTCCGCATTAAAGAACTACGCGACATCCAAGTAGCTAACTTGGAAGCCGCGAAACTACGTGCGGAAGTATCTATCGGAGATGACGACGACGAGGACGATGTAGAAGGCGACAACGCTTTGAAAGTACGCGTTACAAACGAAGCTCTTGTTTACGCCGCAGAGTCCCCTAATTCGTTTTTCCGTGACGTTTACAACTCACAGATGAATCACGACCCGCAGGCACAGGCTAGAATTTCCCGCCACAGCGAAGAAATGAAAGTCGAATACAGGGACGGATCAACCAGCAATTACGCCGGTTTGGTAGTTCCCCAGTACTTGACAGATTTAGCCGCGGAGCTTGCACGTGCTGGAAGGCCATTTGCTAACCTTTGCACCTCGCTTCCGCTTCCTAATGATGGAATGACTATCAACATTTCACGCGTTACTACTGGATCAACAGCCGCCGCGCAAGCGACAGAAAACAGCGCAGTATCCGAACAAGACATAGACGATACGCTTTTGTCAGTTGATGTTCGCACAATCGCAGGCCAGCAGGACATTTCCCGCCAAGCCCTTGATCGTGGAACCGGAATCGACGCGCTTATCATGGCTGACCTGTCAGGCGCTATAGCAACTACTTTGGATGACGGCATCATTAACGGTGCTGGAACTTCAGGCACGTTGCTTGGCATTAAGAACATTTCAGGCATTAACGCTGTTACTTACACAGACGGAAGCCCAACAGTCGGGGAATTTTACCCTAAGCTTCTTGATGCTATACAGAAGATCAATTCCAACCGTTACGCTGGACCGGATCTTATAGTTATGCACCCAAGACGCGCCGCATGGATGGCCGCAGGTGTAGACGGACAAAGCAGACCATTGGTGCTTCCTGACGTTAACGTCCCAAGCAACGCTATGGGTACAGGCCCGGTAGCTGGTTACGGCTCAACTGGTATGCAGGTTGCAGGTATCCCAATCGTGACTGACGCAAACATTCAAACTGATGCAGGTAGCGGAAACAACGAAGATAATGTGTTCGTTGTACGTCGTGCCGACATGCTTTTGTTTGAATCAGCAGGCGCACCAATGATGGTTCGCATGGATCAGACACTAGGCGGGAACTTGACCGTCAAGATGGTGGCTTGGCAGTACGCTTGCTTCATTGGCGGGCGCTATCCAGCCGCAATATCCATGATTTCAGGAACTGGTTTAGTAGCACCTAGCTTCTAATCAATCCCGTTTGACCCCACGGGTAGGTTTGCCACCGGGTACCCCGTCCGGTATCCGGTGGTAATCCCAAACAGAATGGAGAAAACATTGTCAACACTATGGGAAAAACAGGCTTCAGCTCGGATTCATAAACCCGAACAAGAAGCCCCGAAACCAGCCGCTAAAAAACCAGCGGCTAAGAAAGCATCAGCGAAGAAATAATGGGATACGTTACGCTATCGGAACTTAAAACCGCTCTGGGAATCTCAGGAAGCACCGAAGATGACTACCTTAATTTGGGTATCGACGCGGCTACTTCCGCTATAGACGACCTGTGCGGGCGTGTTTTCACGCAAGAAACGTCAGCGACAGCGCGCACCTACAGGGCGCAACCCTATTACACGGTGGTGGACGATATTTACACGGAAACTGGTTTAGTTATCAAAACTGACACCAGCGGCGATGGAACTTTCGACACTACGTGGGCTTCGACGGATTACCAAATGGAACCGTTAAACAACCTTCAAAAAGGCTTCCCGTTGCGTAACATCAGGGCTGTGGGTGACTACACGTTCCCTGTGTACGGCGACGGTTTAGCTTCTGTGGAGGTAACAGCGAAATGGGGTTGGGCAAGTGTCCCGAAACCCGTTAAGCAGGCATGTTTGATGCTTTCCAGCCGTTTATACAACCGCAAAGCTAGCCCAATGGGCGTTATAGGTGTCGGGGATTTCGGGCCGGTTCGCATTTCACGATCAGACCCGGATATAGCCGCGATGCTTTTACGCTACGCGCTACCTGCGGTGGCTTAAATGGCTGATTATTCCGCTATACGCGACGGACTCAAAACCCGTTTGGAAACCAGTTCGGTTTTCATACAGGTTGCTGATACCGCCCCCGACACGGTTTCCCCGCCTTGTGCGATAGTACTGCCGGGAAGCCCTGTCGTGGAATACCATCAGGCGTTCGGTAACGGGTTGGAACGGTTCACGTTCACGATCCTCGTTTTAGCGCAAAGATTCGACGCGGCGGCTAATCAAGATTTAATCGACGGTATGGTCAGCGGAGCTTCTAGCGTCCGCGCTCTGATAGAGGGCGACAGGACGCTAGGCGGGAACTGTTCAGACTGTCAAGTCACGGTTGCGTCTACCTATGGTGATGTATCGGTTAACGATGTCGAATATCTCGGTATCGAATTTGAAGTGGAGGTGTACGCGTAATGGCGACCAAAAAGAAAGATTACACGGTGGTGGGAAACCATAACGTTATGGGACACGCACCGGGTGAAAGCTTTTCAGCGTCTATGTCTGACGAGCAGGAAGAACAACTAATAGAAGGCGGGCATATAAAGCCCGGAAAGGTGGCTGAATAATGGCCGAACTAATCGGTGGTGCAACTGCCACCATTACAATCAACAGCGTGGACTTATCAGACCACATAACGTCAGCTTCGTTGGAAATTTCCTACGATGATGTCGAAACAACAGCTTTCGGGGATGCTGTACGCACCCGGATAGGTGGACTGGGCGACGCTACGTTAAATATCACGTTTAACCAAGACTACGCTTCAAGCGAAGTGGACGCGACGTTAAACGGTTTAGTGGGATCAAGCACAGCGTTTGTTCTTAAACCAACCAGCGCGGCGGTGTCAGCGACTAACCCCTCGTATGCGGGTAACTGCATTGTTACCAGTTACACGCCTATATCAGCAGAGGTTGGCACATTGTCAACACTAAGCGTTTCATGGCCAGTAACAGGGGCGATAACACGCGCAACCAGCTAATAGCAGAAAAGGGGTCAAAAAATGGCTAAAAAAGGTATGCAATTCGACCTGCGGGTCGTGCATGACGGAGAAGAACGGCAAGTAACAGCCGGACCTCCAACCATTGTCGCATTTGAAAGAAAATGGGGCATGGGATGGGGAAAAGCAATGCAAGACGTACATGTCGAACACATAGCTTGGGTAGCTCACGACGCTTTACACAAAGCGGCTTTACTGGGTGCAGGTCCGGCTGTTAAACCGTTTGATGACTGGATTAACGGCTTAGAGGAAATTGAAATCGTAGACGATGATTCAGTCCCTTTGGGTGGGACTCAGTAACGGTCAACATAGCGGCTTTAGCTGTTAAAACGGGGATCAGCCCCCGCGAACTGTTATTGAGCGATCCGGCGATAATTGACGCTATGTGGCGGGTTATCGAAGCTGAAAACGAAAACCGTAAAAAAGCGATGGAGCAGGCGAAGAATAGGCGATGACGACCAAATACAGACCCGATAAACGCATAGAACGCGCTTTCGATCTTGTTATGCCTAAAACTAAGCTACCGCGAAGCGAATTTGAACACAGGGCAGAAATTGAAGGTTTGAAAGAGTTTCAACGAGCTTTACGCTACGCGGACAGCGACACAAAAAAAATGGTTAAACAAGGTTCCAAAGCTGTAGCGGAACACGTCGTTAAGGTAATGCGCGTTCGCGCTATGCGTATCAGACACCGGGAGCAGTACGAACTGGTTTCAGGGTCTATAAGAGCGGTTCAGGGAACTACACCGCGAATAAAATTCGGCGGGAAGAAAAAAGCACCACACAACAAAAGGTATCCGTCAGGAAACGTCAGACCGCAGAAAGTATGGGCAGGCGACCTCATTTACGGTGTCGAATTTGGAGGCGGTAAAACTAAAAGAACACCCGTTCCCACCGCTAGACACGGACGCAGATATTACGGGTCGACAAGACAATTCCCGCGACACAGGGGACAAAAAGGCTACGTTATCTTCCCCGCTATCCGGGATTCGCACGGATTTATTAAACGCGAATACACGAAAGTAATGGAAAAAGCACTTAAAAGGCTAGGCGACTAATGGCAAAACCTACAAGAACGTTAACGGTTAATTTCGTTGGCCGGACAGATCAGTTAGACAAAGCGTACAAACGGGTTAACAAGGGTTCTCAGAACATGTCCGCAACCCTTACACGGGGTTTGCGTACTGGTATGACTGCTTTCGCTGGTATAGGCGCGGCGGCGGCTGGTTTCGTTGCTTTAACTAAACCAATGGTCGACATTGCGGCAGATGTTGGCGAATCGATGTCTAAAAATCGAGTGCTTTTCGGTGAAGCGTCGGAATCCGTCGCGGAATTTGCGAAAACAGCTTCTAAAAACTTCGGTTTAAGCAACCGGGACGCGTTAGAAGCCGCCGGAAACTTCGGAGCTTTGACACACGCTATGGGCATGTCAGGCGAAGAAGGCGCGCAAATGTCATTGGAGTTGGTCAAATTAGCCGCTGACATGGCTTCTTTTAACAACGCTGACCCTTCGGAAACATTAACAGCGTTAGCGGCAGGTTTAAGAGGCGAAAACGAGCCTTTACGCCGGTTCGGTATTCTTTTGGACGCGGCCACGTTGAAAACAAAAGCTTTAGAAATGGGGCTTATAGAAAACACGAAATCTGCGTTAGATCCTGCTACGAAAGCTTTAGCGGCTTACGAAGCAATAATGGAACAATCCACAATCCAACAAGGAGATTTTGAAAGAACTTCAGACGGTCTAGCAAATAAACAAAGGCAACTAGCCGCAGACTGGACTAATCTTCAAGAACAAATCGGGTTAGCTTTATTGCCGTTGTTTGAACAAATCACGACAGTTTTAGTAGATGACGCGATACCAAATCTTCAAAAATTTATCGACGTTGCAAAAGACGAAGGTTTTTTCATTGCATTAGATAAAGCAGGCGACGCGATAGCTAGATGGCAATTAGGGAACTGGGATGAAATTTTAGGTTTAGGCGGCTCATTCTTTACAGAACTAATAGACGACATCAGCTTTTTAGGCGATTCAATAAACAACGTATTTGTAGGCTTAGGAAACAGTTTCGCGAATATGTGGAACGAAACAAACTGGAAACCCATTTGGGAGCAAGATTTTTCGGTAGCTATGGGCTGGTTAAACAGCGCGTGGGATGCCGCTTCCGATATATGGGATAAAATTTTCGGAGGTGATACACCTAGTGGCCCTGACGAATTTGGACCAGCCCAAGTCGGCGGCCTACCATTAATAACTGGAGCTATAGACGAATTTGGACCAGCCCAAATCGGCGGCCTACCATTAACAACTGGAGCTATAGACGAATTAGGACCACCAACCCCAGCCGCCACATTAGAAACCGGAGATATAGACGAGTTCGGACCAGCAAAAATTGATCCCGTTTTTACCCCTGAAGAATTAGATTTCTTTGAAAAAGCTGTAGCGGCAGGGTTTTTCGGAACACAGGGGGGACCGGGCGCAAGAGGTGAAGATTTAAATTTAGCAAGTTTAGGCACACACGCCGCCGGAATGATGGCTACAAACACGGCTAGTCCAGCACACGTAACTGTTAACATTAACGGCGTGGTTTCAGGTAGCGAAGCCATCCAAGCGTTAGGCGAAGCTGTAAATAATGAAGGAATGACGTTTCCCGGTCGATGGGTTAACTAATGGCTACCGACACTTGGAACGTACAAATATATCTAAACAGCGCGTGGCGTGACGTTACAGCTAACGTACGCGGAATCAACGTCCAGACAGGCAGGCAACGCACCACAGATTCTTTCAGGGCTGGACAATGCAGGGTATCTTTAGACAACACAGGCAACGTTTACGGCCCTTTAGCTGGCGGCACGTACGGTACGGCGCAATGGATCAACGCCGAAATACGCGTATCGGTTAACATTAATTCGGCTTCTAACAACACCCCTATTTTCAGGGGAACGATAGAGGACGTAGACACCCTGTATCCGAACAGTAAAGATTCCACGGTAGTTGTGAAGGCTTTTGACGGTTTATCGAAATTAGCTAAAACGGAGATAACCAACCATACTTTTTCCGCTGAAGTGGGGTCTACACGGTTTACGAACATGCTGAACCTGTCGTCTGTGAACTATCCGGCGCAACCCGGTAGCCCTTCAGCGGCTAACCCGAACGAAAGAAACATAGAAACTTCCAGTATTTCAATGGCAGGCGCGACAGTAACGCAAACAATGACCGCCGCGTACATGGAACGGCTCGCACAATCCGAGGACGGCGCTATCTACTGCGCTCACGGTAGCCCCGGAGGTGCGGCTGTAGGGGCGGCTGACAAAGGAAACGTTTTAACATACAGGAAAAGAAATTCAACGGGGTCAGCTTCAGGTTTGACGTTCGGAGCGGGCGCAGGGACAGCGGCAACAGAACCGCCGTTTACGAACATAACGACATCGTACGGAAACGAGCTTCTTTACACTAGGGGCGTTTACAACAGGGTGGGCGGTGCTGTTCAAACATACGACGAAAACGTGTTCGGGCAACCGTCTTACGGTATACGAACTATTGTTCGCCAAAACCTGTTAAACGCCAACGATTCGGACGTGGAATCAGCTATGAAAAGTTTTGTAGCGTTACATTCTGTGCCTGCGCTTCGGATAGCTTCTGTGGAATGTAAACCGCGGGCTATGACCGACGCGCAAGCAGAGAAAGTGGCGAAACTATGTATTTTCGATTCGATGCGAACACAGTTCCAACCAGCAGGCGCAAGCGCTGAAATGTTACAGGTTCTTCGCGTGGAATCAGTAACCCACGAAGTGACACCGAACGACTGGATTATGCGAATAGGAACCAGCGGAACGGGTGAAACGATCTTTTTAATAATCGATAGTGCGGATTACGGTATTATCGGAACTAACAAACAGGCACCATAAGGAAACAAAATGGCACAACAAACATTCTCAGGGGTACCCGGAGCTTTCACCGCAGGCGAAGTGTTAAGCGCGTCTGACATGGAGCTTATACGCGACTATCTGATAGCTCAGATTAAAGAAGGGCAAACAGGCGACACGGGCGAGATTCTCCCAATGATTATGGATCTGACAAACAACCGTATTGTTTGCGACACGGGCGGGATCGAATTTTCGGACGGGACGACGCAGACCACAGCCGCAGGCGGCGGCGATATAACCGCCGTAAACACAGCGGCGAACAGCGGGCTTGCGGGCGGTTCGACGAGCGGAGCCGTTGATTTGGTCGCTGATGTTGACAACGCTACGGTAGCGGTTGGAACCACAGCCGATTACGTCCTAATACAAGACGTGGACGATTCAGACAGTTTGAAGAAAAGCCTAGTTTCATCTTTTTTGACAGGTTACGCGCAATTATCGGGCGCGCAGTTTACAGGCACTTCACAATTCGATTTAACTTTGGATGTTTTAGGCCAGTTATCCTGTGGCGATTACCTCTACTTCGGCGGCTCAAACCAAGGGGTCGTATTTGAAGGGACAGCCGATTCGTACGAAACGTTCTTAGTAGCTACAGACCCGACAACAGCAGACAGGACAATTACTTTACCGAACGCTACCGGGGACGTTGCTTTAACAGCACACGACGACAATATCATTTCTAATCAGGTTTTTAGTTAAGGAGAAACAATGGCGACTTATTCAAAACAACTACTTTCGGGTGGCACGAACGGCAAGAACATTAAAGTAGCCGCCACAGCTTCGGCGGGTACTACTATTCATACCGCTGTATCGGGAACGTCTGACATGGACGAAATATGGCTTTATGCTTGCAACACGGATTCATCCGATAGGAAACTGACCATAGAGTACGGCGGGACTACAAGCCCTGACGA